GCGTGCGGTTTACTTCACTGATTTTGGTGATTACGGAACCGTTACACAAACAGACGACGAAATCACTGACATGAGTGGGACGTTCACTGCATTCAAATACGAATTGAAAGGAAATTCATCTTTCGAACAAACATTCACGGCATCACGTGAAAATGGTACGGTGTTTTGGGAACAAACATTGAATTTGACGTTGACAAAATTGTCAAAAGAAGACAACAAGGAATTGAAATTGCTCGCGTACGGACGACCACATGTTGCCGTTGAGGATTACAATGGAAACGTTTTTGTGATGGGTCTTGAACACGGGGCGGAAGTTACCGGTGGGACTGTTTCAACTGGCGCGGCAATGGGTGACCTTTCAGGATACACATTGACCTTGTCTGCACAAGAATTAAAACCCGCGAATTTTGTTGCGTCACCAACTGCGGCAGACCCATTTGATGCGATGTCAAGTGCAACCGTGACGGTGACTGAAGGAACGAATTCATAATTGAATTTGACTTGATGTTTTTGAAGGGGACGAAAGTCCCCTTTTTTTTGCATTAACAAAAACACATTTTTTTTATTATATATATATGATAATTCTTCAAGAATCTTCGTCATCGCAAACACTGAAATTCATTCCACGAGAATGGACGTCAGGTGCGACATATAATATTAAAATTCGAAACGAAATGACAAACAAAGACGTTTACGACCAAGACGGGACAATCACGTCAAATTTGTATTTCAAGGAATATTCCGCAACATTCAGTTTGAAACAAAATGTGACATATACATTGAAGATTTCAAATTCAGGCGGTGACATCATATATCGTGACAAAATATTTTGCACGAATCAAACGCCGGTTGATTACACAATCAATGATTCGATATTCACGACAAATTCAACCGCAAACGAATTCATCACCATATAATGGAAAACACACATTTCATCAATTTATCGTCATACGTAAAACCAAGTGTCATTGAAGACAAACGAAAAGACTGGGTTGCATACGGCGACGACAATGACTATTATTCGTATTTAATTTATTTGTACATAAATTCCACGACAAACAATGCCATAATTAATGGTGTTTCAAATATGATTTATGGTCGTGGATTGGACGCCCTGGATTCATCTTCCAAGCCGGACGAATACGCGTCAATGAAGTCAATTTTTTCGGATTCATGCATGCGCAAGGTTGTATTGGATTTAAAAATGCTCGGTGAAGGTTCGTTCCAAATATTGTATAAAAACGGCAAGGTTGTCAAGGCAGAACATTTCCCACGTCAAACATTACGTGCGGAAAAAATGAGTGACAACGGAAAAATTGAAGCGTACTATTATCACCCAAATTGGAAGGAAGCCAAACCAAGCGACCAACCAAAAAGAATCGCGGCATTTGGATGTGGAAATGGAAAAGAACCGGAAATCAAGGTCATAAAAAAATATGTTTCCGGATATGATTATTATGCGCCGCAAGATTACGAAACCGCATATTGTGAACTTGAATGTCAAATTTCGGACTATTTAATCAACGACGTTCGAAATGGTTTTTCGGGAACAAAGGTTGTCAATTTCAACAATGGTGTTCCTGACTTGGAACAACAACTTCAAGTGAAATCCGACATCATGACCAAGCTCACCGGCGCGAAGGGTGAAAAGGTCATCATATCATTCAACAACAGTCAAGAATCAAAAACCACGGTTGACGATTTATCGTTGACAGACGCCCCAAGCCATTATGAATATTTGGCGCGTGAATGTCAAAACAAATTAATCGTTGCACACCGTGTCACGTCACCCCTTCTTTTAGGGATTAGAACGGAAAACAATGGTCTTGGTTCGAATGCAGACGAAATCGAAACGGCGTCAAAACTGTTTAATAATATCACAATAAAACCGTATCAAGATTTGATTTGTGAATCAATCGATGAGGTTCTTGCGGTCAACAATATATCCTTGAAATTATATTTCAAAACACTTCAACCGTTGGCATTTATTGACACTGGGAATGCGGTAAATGATGAAACACGTGAAGAAGAAACCGGTGTCAAATTGTCAAAAGACGAACGTCCATTTTTAACCGACGAACATGCAAGTGAATTATGGGAAATGATTAAGGATTTGGGCGAAGATGAAAATCTTGAAGAATATGAATTAATTGACGTTGACCAAACGGACGACGAACCGGAAGATTTTGACGTTGAAGATTATTTGAACGGGTTGCATTTATCCGCGACAGACGATTCGACACAAGACGACAAACGGTACAAGGTGCGTTATAAATACGTGAAAGGGACATCAAGAAAACCAAAAGGTGAATCACGTCCATTTTGCGTGAATATGATGAAGAACGGGAAGATATATCGAAAAGAAGACATCGGAATGATGTCCGCCCGTGGTGTTAACAAAGAACACGGTCACAAGGGACGCAATTATTCATTGTTCAAGTTCCAGGGGGGTGTCAATTGTTATCATCGTTGGGAACGACGTATCTACAAAAAACGATTGAAAAAGGACGGAACCGAATGGGGTGGGAATGCCTTGGACGGAACCAAGTTTGTAAATGTGAACCAAGCGGTGCGCGAAGGATTTAAACTTCCGAAGAATCCAAAAGAAGTGACGGAAGCCAACATCACACGTTCCGACCGCGGACATCACCCAAATTTTAGAGGATAATGGCGACGGGATTAATGATAAAACGTGACGACCTGGTTCGTTTCACAAGTATGAATGGAAATGTTGACACCGACAAATTCATCCAATATATTTTAATTGCGCAGGAAACACACATTCAACAATTGTTGGGAACTGACTTGTATGAAAAAATACAAACCGACATTGAAAGTTCATCGTTGTCCGGCGATTATTTGACACTGACAAACACATACATCAAACCAGTTTTGATTCATTACGCAATGGTGATGTACTTGCCATTTGCGGCATATACAATCGCAAACAAAGGTGTTTACAAACACACAAGTGAAAATTCCGAAGGGGTTGACAAAGACGAAATCGATTATCTTGTTGAAAAGGAACGTTCAATCGCGTTGCATTACGGCGACCGATTACTTGAACACCTTACATTCAACGCCCCGTCAAAATATCCGGAATACTACACAAATTCAAATGACGACCAAAACCCCCTTCACGGGCAATCATACGTGTCATGGGTGTTGTAAAAACGTACAAACCGAAACCACAAAACGTGGAAAAACTGAAAACATTTCTTGGTGTTTTATATAACAAAAACGTCAAAAAATAATTATATAAATATATGGCAAATACAATCAATTGGGGCAAATTATACTGTACAACTGAATTTGGTGACAAAGGCGCGTTGACCAGTGTGATCCCTTCGGCATCGGCACCCGCGTGTTGGGCGGGGACGTTGGTATTATCCGCGGACGACACATTGTATTTTGCCGATTCAACAACATTAACCGCAGACGCAACAGAAGAATAAAAAAAATAAAATGGCAAAACAAAGTATTGGAATTGGAACAACTGCAAACGACGGAACTGGCGATCCGTTAAGAACTGCATTTGACAAAGTAAACGACAATTTTGACGAAGTATATGCAAAACCTGACATTTCATACGATGGTGGTACTTCCGTTTTAACATTAACACGTGCGGACGGTTCGACGGACACTGCGGATTTGAGCATTTTACTTGACGACACAAACCTTGTTGACAGTGTTGACGGTTCCGGTGGTCTTGAATCCGACACAACAACGGGTGATGTCACAATCAGTATTTCCGACGATGGGGTCACACATGCAAAACTTGAAGACAGATACACCGAACAAGCAGCAATTTCAACATTGACCGGAACGGTGTCATTTGATTGTTCAACTGCATCAAATTTCAAATTGTCAGGCGATTTGACCGGCGCATACACAATCGACTTGTCCAATTACAAAAAAGGTCAGGTCATTTCAATTTGGCCATTGAAGGCGCAATCAATCACATTGGATGCGCAAGGTTCATCATCAAATACGTTTTACAAAATCGGTAGCGATTACGACAACACAACAACAAGTATCATGCAAATTGAATGCGTGGACGATTCGTCAACCGCGCCGGTTTTCTTTTATTCAATCGCAACATTTGCAAGTGATTCAACACCATAA